CCAGATTGCTCTGGCAAAGAAGTTCAATCTCGATCCCCAAGTGTATGCCCGTGAAGTTTTGAAACTGGAGAACCAAAATGGTTGAAACCCAAGATCGTACCCCCCGTGATTTGAAGTCACGCGAAAAATCCGCTCGTGCAGTCTATGTGCCGCCGAGCAACCTGCCTGATCCGACACCTGAGCCGGGATGGGTCTACCACTGGGTAGCCACTCACATTCTGGGACAGGCCGACCCTACCAACGTGTCTCGCAAGATGCGCGAAGGCTGGGAGCCGGTGAAGGCAGAAGACCATCCCGAACTGATGCTTTTGGGCAACGAGAAGACCGGGAACGTGGAGATTGGTGGCCTCATGCTTTGCAAGATGCCTACCGAGAAATACCGCGCTCGTCAGGACTACTACAACGCTCAGGCGCAGGGACAGATGGACTCAGTGGACAACCACTTTCTGCGAAACAATGACCCGCGCATGCCGCTGTTCTCGGACAAGAAATCGTCCACGACGCGCGGCGGGGGCTTTGGTTCAGGTTCAAAGTAACAAGGAGTAATCCATGGCATATCCCACCGTCGACAAGACGTATGGCTTGAAGCCCATCAACCGCCTTGATGGTCTGCCGTACGCCGGAGCGATCCGTCAAATCCCCATCGCGGCCGCTTACGCTACCGCAATCCTGAATGGTGACACCGTCGCCATTGATTCCACCGGCTATCTGGTGGCCAAGACCACTTCCAACTCGGGCGACTCCGTCGGCGTGTTGGTGGGTTGTCAGTACGTGAACAGCAACGGTCAAACCGTTGAGGGCCAGTACTACCCCGCCGCCGCTTCGACCAGCACCGCTCTGGCCTTTGGTTACGTGGTGGATGACCCCAACGCCGTGTTCAAAGTTGTGTCGGTTGCCAACAGCACCACCACGACCCCCACCGCGTACAGCCGTTCGATCATCGGCTCCAACGTGGCTCTGGCCACCGCGACTGGTTCGACCGCCACTGGCGATTCCTACTACGGGATCAACGGTGCCTCGGCTGACACCACCAACACCCTGCCAATCCGTGTGGTTGACGTTGTTCCTGAGAGCGCCACGGGTCCCCGTGACAACTCCAGCACGACCTACTACGAGTTTCTGGTGAAGTTCAACCTGCACCAGTACAACGACACGACTGGCGTCTAAGGAGTAAAACATGGCAATTTCACGCGCACAACTGCTCAAGGAACTGCTCCCCGGCTTGAACGCTCTGTTCGGCATGGAGTACGCTCGCTACGGCGAAGAGCACAAGGAAATCTACGAAACCGAGAAGTCGGAGCGTAGTTTTGAAGAAGAAACCAAACTGGCTGGCTTCTCTGCCGCGCCCGTCAAGAACGAAGGCTCTGCCATCGCTTACGACAACGCGCAAGAAGCGTTCACCGCCCGTTACACCCACGAGACCATCGCCTTGGGTTTCTCGATCACCGAAGAGGCGATCGAAGACAACCTGTACGACAGCCTGTCTGCTCGTTACACCAAGTCGCTGGCCCGTGCCATGGCTTACACCAAGCAGGTGAAGGCCGCTTCCGTTCTGAACAACGGGTTCAATGGCAACTATCTGGGTGGCGACGGCGTGACCCTGTTCGGTAACAACTCCAGCAACACTCGCGTGGGCCACCCGCTCGTGTCTGGCGGCGTTAACTACAACAGCCCCACCACTGGCGTGGACCTCAACGAAACCGCTCTGGAAAACGCTGTGATTCAAATCGCCGCGTGGACCGATGAACGCGGTCTGTTGATCGCCGCCAAGCCCCGCAAGTTGGTGATTCCGCCCAGCCTGATGTTCGTCGCCAAGCGACTGCTCGACACCGAACTGCGTGTCAGCACCGCCGATAACGACATCAACGCTATCAAGCAGATGGGTGCCATCCCCGAGGGTTACACCGTCAACCACTTCTTGACCGACACCAACGCATGGTTCCTGACCACTGACGTTCCCAACGGTCTGAAGCATTTCGAGCGTATGCCTCTGACCAACTCGATGGATGGTGATTTCGACACCGGCAACGTTCGCTACAAGGCTCGTGAGCGCTACTCCTTTGGATGGTCGGACCCACTGGGCATTTGGGGTTCTGCTGGTTCCAACTGATACTTGTGTATCTAAAAAAGGGGGCTTCGGCCCCCTTTTTTAATGGGTGTTGTGTTATTCGTTCAGTTCAAGGTACAGGGCTTGACCCTGTTTTTTTTATTGTGATATTATTACCTGTAACTAAGTCACAGGAGAAGCCATGGACACCAGCACACTGCCCAAGACCAGAGCCGAGGCGCAAGCCACGGGGGCCAAATACTATTTCACCGGCGTTCCGTGCAAGCACGGTCACATTGCCCCACGCAAAACCAAAGGGGCGTGCGTCGAGTGTTTGAAAGTTGAGTGGACCAAAGGCAACGAAACCCGGGCGGAGTATTTCCGTCAGTACAACCAGCGCGAGGATGTTAAAGACCGCAAGAATGTGTGGTACGTGTCAAATCAAGATAAAGTTAAACAAGCCGCCGCCACACGGCCCGTCGAAATTAAACGTCAATATCGCAACGCTTGGAAAGAGGCCAATAAAACACAAGTTCGGGCAGACACTAAAGCCCGACGGCGTAAGCACCGGCAAGCCACACTTCCTTGGTTGTCGCGTCGGCAAAAATCAGAAATACGGCATCTATACCAGATAGCCATCACAATGACGCAGACGACCGGGGAGCAGTACGTTGTCGACCACATTTACCCGTTGCGGTCTGATGTGGTGTGCGGTCTACATGTGCCATGGAATTTGCGGGTGATGACGCAAGAAGAAAACTTGAAAAAATCAAATTTTTTGCCTGATGATTCAGAAGCCCTTGCGTTCCCTCCAAAACCATGATACAAATGAGCCATTCCGGGGTCCCCGGTACATCTGACAGTCCCGGCTGACGACATGCAGACAGATGTACCCCAAACTTGCATGTGAGGACATCATGGCAAATACCACTTTCAGCGGGCCGGTTCGGTCGCAAAACGGCTTCCAATCCATTTCTGTTAACAGCACCACCGGTGCCGTTACCGTCAACTCTTCTTTTGGCACTGATGTTGTTCTGGGTGCCCAGTCCCTGTCGGGTGCTGGTGCAGTGGACATCACCAACGCATACACCAACCTGACCACCACTGGCGCGGCCCAAGCCCTGACTTTGGCTGACGGCACTCTGGGCGAAATCAAAGTGATTGCCCACGCTGTGGACGGCGGTTCTGCTGTTCTGACCCCCACCACCAAAATTGGCTTTTCGACCATCACCTTCACGGCTGTTGGCGACACCGCAACGCTGGTTTACACCTCTGCCGGTTGGGCAATCATTGGTTCGCGCGGCGTCACCATCGCCTAATAGGAGCATCGCATCATGATGCAATATGACGTAAAAGCGGTACACGCAAATGCGTCTGGCTCGCTTGTGAACCAGCCGACTCGTGTCAAGGGCTTTTCCATCTGCGCTACGGCCAGCACTGCTGGCACGTTGCTATTGAAAGATGGGGGTTCGGGCGGAACAACATTGCTTGAAGTGGACATTCCGTCCAACTCCAATCCAAACTCGTTCTACACCTTGATTCCCGGCGAAGGCATTCGGTTCACAACCAACGTGTACGCCACTCTGACCGGTATTGCATCAATCACGGTGTACTATGGCTGAAGAAAAGCGTGTAAGCCTCGAAGGTCGCAGTATCTTCGTGGGCATTCCAACCTACGACGGGAGGCTCAGTATCAAACTGGCTTACACGCTGGCCGCGCTCATGCCTATGGCGTTGAAGCACGGTATTTCAGTCAAACTGGGGCATGTCTCTGGTTGCTCCATCATCACGATGGCGCGAAACATGTTGGTGGACCAGTTCTTGCAGTCGGACTGCACAGAGTTGCTGTTCATTGACGCTGACGTGATTCCCCAGCCCGAAGACATCTTGCGCCTTGTGGCGCAAAGTGGCGACAAAGACATCACGGCTGGCATGTACCCCCGCCGCGCCAAGGACAAAAAGTTCTTCTTGGACTTCTACGTGAACGACGAGAACGATTTGGAGTTCGATGGTGCCTTGATGCGAGCCAATCGCGTGGGCACAGGGTTTATGCTGATTCGCCGTCATGTTGTTGAGGCGATCGCCGCCAAGTCGGAAAAGTATCTGGGGCAGGACGGTGTTGGCCAAGTGGCCAGCGTGTTCGAGTTCAGCATGCTCGATGGCAAGTTCGTGGGGGAGGACTACACCTTCTGCGACAAAGCCCGTGCTGAAGGCTTCAAAGTTTGGGTGGACGTCGAGATCAACCTGCCCCACATGGGTACGGAAGAGTTCACCAACGACTTCAAAAACGAGGTTGTTGGCCCTCTGATCCAAGAGTTCCGCAAACAGAAACTTAAGGTTGCAAATGGCTAAGTCACCAGCATGGCAACGCAAGGAAGGCAAGAACCCCAACGGCGGCTTGAACGCCAAAGGGCGTGCCTCCTACAATGCGGCCAACCCGGGCAAGCCCGGTCTGAAGCGTCCTCAACCCGAGGGCGGCGCACGCCGCGACTCCTTTTGTGCCCGCATGAAGGGCATGAAAGCCAAACTGACTTCGGCCAAGACGGCCAACGATCCGGATTCACGGATCAACAAGAGCCTGCGGGCTTGGAATTGCGCGGATGGTGGTTACGTGAAAGCCGCTGATGGCTGTGCCACCAAGGGTAAAACCAAAGGTCGGATGATTTGAGATGGAACTGATGGTATGGAACGGCATCTTGACAGCATTTCTCGGTCTCCTCGGTTGGAGTCTGAGGGAGAAGTCTGCCGAAGTTCAACGTCTTGGAATCTTGCTCAACCGTACTCGGGAAGAAATTGCCAAAGAGTACGTGACCAAAAGCGAGGTGCACACCGACATCAATCGGGTGCTCGATCGTTTGGATCGTCTTGAGAAAAAGATTGATGACTTCATGAAGGAACAGCGAAGTGCCATCAACTAGCAAAAAACAACACAATTTCATGGCGGCGGTGGCCAACAACCCGTCGTTCGCCAAGAAGGCAGGGGTCCCACAAAGCGTGGGCAAAGAGTTTGTCAACGCGGACAAAGGCCGCAAATTTTCACAAGGAGGCCAAACCATGGCTACGAAATCTTCTGGTAACGGTATCACCAAAGCAAAAATGGGCGCTGTGAAAACTGCCGCCCCCAGCCGTGACGGCGTTGTGACCAAGGGTAAAACCAAGGGCAAGCAAGTCAAAATGGGCGCGGCCAAGCCTCTGGGCATGAAGCGCGGCGGTAAGTGCTGAGATGAGAGCCTCCCGTGGAATGGGGGCCATCATGCCTAGCAAAATGCCGGGCAAAAAGGTCATCCATCGCAAGGACAACCCCAACGACGTCGAGATGTACGCCGATGGTGGAGAGGTGTGGGACAAGCCCCGGCCGAAAGGTTTGGGGCCTTCCAAGTCCATGAGTCCTGCCAAGAAAGCCAAGGCAAAAGCCATGGCCAAAGCCGGTGGGCGTCCGTACCCCAATCTGGTGGACAACATCCGCGCCGCAAGGAGCAAATGATGGCAGAAAAATGGATCAGCAAGGCTATCAAAAAACCGGGTTCGCTAAGGTCAGAACTTGGCGCGAAGCCCGGGAAGTCTATTCCCGCAGGCAAATTGGCCAAAGCCGCAAAAGCACCCGGAAAACTGGGTCAGCGTGCTCGGCTTGCGAAAACCCTGCGGGGTCTAAAGAAGTAAGACATGGCTACAACCTCCGGCACCTCCGCATTCAACCTTGACTTGACGGAAATCGTCGAGGAGGCGTTCGAGCGCGTTGGCTCGGAGATGCGCACGGGCTATGACCTGAAAACTGCGCGTCGGTCAATGAACCTGATGTTTGCAGACTGGGCCAACCGTGGCATCAACATGTGGACGTTTGAGCAGGGCACACTCAACCTGATCCAAGGGCTGAATACGTACCCCCTGCCCAACGACACGGTGGACTTGCTCGATCACGTTATCCGTACAAACCCTGATCAACAGACCACTCAGGCTGACCTGACCATCACGCGCATCAGTGTTTCTACGTATGCCACTATTCCCAACAAGTTGAATCAGGCCCGGCCCATTCAGGTCTGGGTTCAGCGTTTGGACGGCCAAATTTCTCCCACGGGGTTCACCTACCAGAGCGCCGACACGGGTGCGCAAACGGTAACGCTGTCGTCCACTGCGGGTTTGCCAACCACGGGCTACCTGAACATTGGCACGGAAACAATTTTTTACAATTGGATCGTGGATGGCACCACCCTTGGCGGAGTGTTTCGTGCGCAAAACGGTACGAGTCAGACCACTCCGGCCGTCGGTACTGCCGTTTATGTCAACAATGTGCCCCGAATCACGGTATGGCCGACCCCCAACATTGGGACTGTGGGCAATCCCTACTACCAGTTTGTCTACTGGCGCATGCGCCGTGTGGAAGACGCTGGTGGCGGTGTCAACGTCATGGACGTGCCATTCCGATTCATCCCCTGCATGGTGGCTGGGCTGTCGTATTACATGGCGTTGAAGGTGCCCGGGGCCATGGAGCGCCTGCCGATCCTGAAACAGCAGTATGACGAGGCTTGGGACTTGGCGTCTCAGGAAGACCACGAGAAGGCGGCTGTGCGCTTTGTGCCGCGCCGTCAGTACATTGCTGGGGGCTTCTGATGCCCAATCGGTTTGCATCAGGCAAGTACTCGATCGCCCAGTGCGATCGGTGCAATTTTCGCTTCAAGTTGAAAGAACTGAAGACGGAGATTTTGAAGACCAAGAATTACAACATTCTAGTCTGTCCGGCCTGTTGGGACCCCGACCATCCCCAGTTGCAGTTGGGTATGTACCCGGTGGACGATCCGCAAGGCGTGCGCAACCCCCGGCCAGACATCACATATCTGTTGGGCGGCACCAGCGGCTTACAGATTTCCAACACCTCTGGTACAGGACCAGATCAGACCGGCACCCTGACTGGCGGTAGCCGAATTTTTCAGTGGGGCTGGAACCCGGTGGGCGGGTCCAGTTTTTTTGATGCCGCACTCACCCCAAACAACTTGGTGATTTCGGTAAACTTGGGTACAGTAACGGTATCCGCGACATAAGGAGTCGACCATGGACAAAGCAGACCTGAAACAAGACAAAAAAATGATCGCTTCAGCGGTTCACAAGCATGAAAAACGCATGCACCCGGGCAAGCCTGTCACCAAACTAAAGGCTGGTGGCAAAACCAATTCGGACATGCTGAAGTATGGCCGCAACATGGCCAAGGTCATGAACCAGCGTAGCCCCGGTAAAAAAGGAGCCTGATCATGGCGAAGATCAATAACAAGCCTGCGTCTGCGTACGCACAGCCGCACACGATGTCGGGCAAGAAAATCAGCAAGGTCGATGCTGGCCCGGCTGACAACAAGAAAAACTTGAAAGATACGCCTGTGTCCGTCGCCAACTCGCGTGATGGCGCGTACAAACCCACCAAGACCAGCGGCATCAAAATCCGTGGTACCGGTGCGGCCACTAAAGGCGTGATGGCCCGAGGACCGATGGCTTGAGGTTGACATGACGTATTCTGAACTCGTAGCGGCAATCCAGTCCTACACTGAAAACCAATTTCCCGACACCTACTTGGCTGACGGGAGCGCGGTGTCGTCTACGACTCAGATCAACACTTTCATCCAGCAGGCTGAACAGCGCATCTACAACTCGGTGCAGTTCCCGTCTATTCGCAAGAACGTAACGGGCAACCTGACGTCTGGCAACAAGTACCTGTCTGCCCCTGATGACTTCCTGTCGGTGTATTCGCTGGCGGTGATTGATGCGTCTGGCAACTACGAGTACTTGTTGAACAAGGATGTGAACTTCATCCGTCAGGCGTATCCCAACCCAACGAGCGATACCGGAATCCCCAAGTACTACGCCCTCTTTGGTCCGACGGTCAACGTGTCGGCTGTGACGGATGAACTGTCGTTCATTGTTGGCCCAACGCCTGATTCCTCTTACGCTGTTGAACTCCATTACTATTACTACCCCGAGTCAATCACGGTTGCCGCTGACGGCCGCACTTGGTTGGGTGACAACTTTGACTCTGTGCTTCTGTATGGTTCGCTGGTTGAGGCGTACACTTTCATGAAGGGCGAGACCGATATGGTCCAGTTGTACAACCAGAAGTACATGGAAGCCCTTGGTCTGGCCAAGCGTCTGGGCGATGGGTTGGAGCGTAGCGATGCCTACCGCTCTGGGCAATTCCGTACCGCGCCTCTGCCGCAGAATAACGGGGTGGCTTGATGGCGTTCACAGGCAACTATTCGTGCAACACGCTCCGTTCTGGTCTGGCCAACGGCACGATCAACTTTGCCACGGACACGTTCTATTTGGCTCTGTACACCAATACCGCCACGCTTGATGCAAACACCACGGCGTACGATACCGTTGGTGAAGCCTCTGGTGGCAATTACGTTGCCGGGGGGCAGGTCGTTACTGCCACAATTTCGTCCGAGTCAAACTCGGGCGGGAGCACCACATACATCAATTTCTCATCACCTTCGTGGACGGGAGCCATAACGGCCAGAGGTGCGCTGATCTACACGCCCGGTGATAATGGGGCTGTGTGCGTGTTGGACTTTGGCTCCGACAAAACTTCGACTGTTTCTTTCACCGTGCAGATGCCTGCGAACACCAGCACTTCTGCGCTAATCCGACTTGTTTAAGGAGCCACCATGACTCAAGAACTCTCC